ATTCGACAAATAATACAATTCCGGCAGTCTATATTAGTTCTGCATCTAAGAAATATGAAACTTCAGATGCAGCACTAATACCTAAACATCATATAACAAAGAATATTGATATATTTTTTAATGAATATTAAATTAAATAATTACACATTTCACCAATAATATTAAGGGGTTTTTAAAAGGTCTCCAGGAAAAGTTTGACCTACCTGACTTCCAAAAAGCGTTGCCTCATAACTTACTCCATAGCGGTTACCCACTGCTTCACCTCTTTGTCCATAAGGGTCTCCAATTTGGGGAGGGTTAGGTTCTACTCCTCCTATTGTCAAGGTTCTAAATAACAAATTATTGACCGTATTGCTTAAAGGTCCATATCCATTCATCCCTGCATATTGATTCAATTGAATTAAAGATACGCGTGAACCATATGAATTGTATACAGTATCTACAACTGATTGATTAACGGCATTTTGTTGGTTAAACGGTAAAAGAGAATTATTAGGTCTAATACTTCCAAATAGTAAAGGATTGACTAGGCCTGCAACACCACCCAACCCACCACTAACCGGATTACCCGTATAAGGCCTAGGTTGAGGTACAAGTTGAAAACGTTGAGGAGTAGAAGCATTTATACCGGTTGCTAAAGATAATTGAACCATAAAAGTTTATAATATAAATGTATAAAAAAATGTTTGAATGTTTGAATAAATTTGGCACCACCTTTTCTAGCATGTGTTCACTAAAACGGTTTAAATTTCAATTATTAAATGTTTCAGCAATAATTCTAAGGGAGAATTACTGCACCATCCGAAGGATAATTTTGACCTGCCTGATTTCCTTGTCCCGGAATAACCCACTCCCATTGAAATTGTTTTGCAGGTGTGACCCCTGGTGCAGGCACTTTTCCATCAGGCCATTGTGGTCGTACATCTGTTGGAAGCAAGGTTGCAAATACATAACTATTAACTAAAGTGCTTAAAGAGTAAAATCCATCTATCCCGGCATATTGTTGCCATGTATTTAAATCTACGCTTGATCCAAATCTATAGTAAGTAGTATCAAAAACTGATTGATTAAGAGCAATTTGTTGGTTATACGGTAAAAGAGAATTATTTGCCTCATTCCCAAATCTAACTACTGTTCCATCAAAAGCAAATTGACCAGATGTTCTGTTTCCTGCATATACCCTAAATCCTTCTTCAACACCCCTAAATGGAGGAGTGACTGCGCCCGCAGTTATACCAAAACCACTAGCAGGATTTCCGGGTGCAGGAGGTTGATAATTGATAGGACTAGAAGCATTTATACCGGCAGCTAAAGTTAATCGAACCATAAAAGAATATAATATAAATGTATATAAAAAAAAGGGTTTGAATGTTTGAATAAATTTGGCACCACCTTTTCTAAAGGTGGTATAAAAAGTATATGAAGTAAAAAAAAAATTGAAATGTAAAAAGTGTAATGAAGTAAAGTAATAAAAGTGTGAAAGTAATAAAAGTATCAATGTCAATATCAAGAGTAATGAATATGGATAATATAGTAATGGAAGGAATGAAGATTAGTGCAGTTGAATTGACGAAAAATATGATTCGTGAATTAAGTAATATGTACAATTTTGATAGTGAAGAAGCAATTCGTAAATTGAATCTAGATGATGTAAAAGTGAATATAGTAGAAAAAGTAAAAAAGGTAAAACCAGAAAAGGTAAAAGTAGTAAAACCAGAAAAAGTAAAAAAAGTAACTAGTAAATACCCAATGCCATTTAACAATAAAAAGAATGATGAATGCTGCGAAGGTTTACGTCAAAACCATAGTCTTTATACTCAATGCGAAAATTTGAAATTAAATGATAGTGAATATTGCAAAAAATGTCATAACGAATCATTAAAAAATGACTCAGGTAAACCAGATTACGGAACAATATCAGATCGTTTAGAATGCGGTATATATGAATTCCGTGATAGTAAAGGTAAAAGTCCAATTGCATATACAAAATTAATGTCAAAACTGAAATTCACGAGAGAAGAAGTAGAAGAGGAAGCAAAAAAATTGAATTATGAAATCGATCCAATTCACTTTGAATATACAGAAGAACCGAAACGTGGTAGACCAAAATCAGAGAAAAAGGTAAAAGATGCAAATGCTCCGTCATCAGGAAAGAAAGGTCGTCCAAAGAAGATGAATAAAGAAGTCGAATTAACTAGTGATGTAGGTGAAGATATCTTTGCTTCATTAGTAGAAAATGCAAATGCAAATGCAAATGCAACCCAAGTTGTAAATATAGTAGTTTCAGAAGTACCCACCAAAGTAGATACTCCTGAAAAATCCGAAAAAGAGGTCGAAAAGGACGCAAAGAAGGCCGAAAAGGAGACCAAGAAGGCCGAAAAGGACGCTAAGAAGGCCGAAAAGGACGCCAAGAAGGCCGAAAATGAAGCCAAGAAGGCCGAAAAGGAAGCCAAGAAGGTCGAAAAGGACGCAAAGAAAGCCGAAAATGAGGCAAAGAAAGCCGAAAAGAAACCAGAAGAAGAAGTAGATGTAGTAAGAAAATTTGAATTCGAAGGTACAACATATTTGAAATCCAAAAGCACGGGTGTGATTTATAATATGGATCAAGATTTAGTAGGCAAATGGAATGAAGATACCCAAAAGATTGATTTTGAAGACATTGATGACGAAGAAGAAGAAGACGAATATGATGAATAAACCCTTAGTAGATAGTTTAAATATTGTAATGTAATTTAATTATTTTTTATTGCACCACGACGGCACCATATATGGTGTTATTTTTTGTCACTAGTTTCCCAAAATTGTGACTCATTTCTGTCCATCCCATATATCGCACTATGCGCGAATACCATATATTCCCACTGCTTATATGGTCTAATTTTTGTCACTGGTTTCTCAAAAATGCTACTCATTTCTGTCCACCCTATATATGGTGCTTCTAGTATGGCACAGAAGAATGTTCGCGGAATGTTCGCGGAATGTTTGCCCAACCCCGGGCGCGCGTAGTTGATACTCTATATTGTGCATAAGCATATGATAGGGTATATGATATGGTGCTATAGATTATATAGTACAATATTTTTGGTGTTTTCTCTCATTGATTTAAGATTATATAGTATCATTTATTTATTCCATATAATTTAAATCTATCAAGATTAGATTCAATAATAGATTTTTTTTTAGAAACAATTTTTCCATTTGGATTTATCATTAAATCATCTTTAATTAACCCTCCAGATGTTTTATATGCTTTACAATTCCATACATCTTCTCTCGAACCAACTAAATTATCAAAAATAATTTCATTAGAAAAGTACTTACCTTCTTTATTTTTTTGAACTTGATTATAATAATATTTATTTTTTTGTAATGTATTAAATGTATTAACATAATTATCAATTTCTTCTTGTTTGACAAATACATTATCATTTTCATGAGTATGAATATTTTTAATTTTAGAAAGTTTTTTCATTAATTTAATATTTTGAGTTTTCAAACGTTTATTTTCAGCAGTTAATAAAATAATATCATTACTATTATTGTCATCATTTTTGATTTCTAATTGTTGTTTTAAGTGTTTATTTTCTTCCAATAGTTTGATATAATTTTCAGGACTATATTCGATATTTGTAATAATATCTTTAATAATCTTGTCTAATTCAGTAAACGTTACATTATCGAGAGAGAGAAGTTCCACATATTTTTTTTTATTTAAAGTAATTGAACGTATTCTTTCACTAAAAAAAATATTATTTTTAATAGCATTTTCAATTTGTAATTTATTATCAACTTTGAATGCATTAACTAACCAAAAATTAGAATATGTTTCTTTGTGTTTAGTAACGCGATTTTTTAAAAAATTAGAATTACCAAATTTGATTAATTTTTCATTATTATCACTAAGATTATCTATAATTCCATAATAAACACATTGTGTATTGTTAGGAAATTGTTGTAAAATAGTTTTCTCTCTAATGATTAATTTATCTTTTTCGTTATTAATAATTTTATTTTGAAGTATATTTTGTTCATTCTTATAATTTTCTAATTGCAATTTAAGTTCGTTACTTTCTTCTTGAATAATTTCGTGAAGTGTTTCTTCTAGTTGAATATAATATTCATGAACTTCATCTGCCTTTTTTGTGCCGGCCTTTAAACAGAATTTTTTGAAGGTGTCAATATTTAACATAAAAAGTTCTTTATTGTGACCACCTTTAGTGCCATTTGTTTGCTTTACCTCATGGTAAAGCAATAATTTATAGTCAATATTTAGTTGAAAATTTTTTTCTAACATTTGTTTTGCTTTAATTTTTTGACTAAAACCTAACCATTTCCATATATTATCTAAGTCAACAATAAATTCATTTTTCTTATCATAATTTAAATAACAATAGAAACTTGAAACAAAAATTTGTTGTTGAGTATCATTAAATTTATCTTTAATTTTAGCAATTAATTTATTATGATAATTTCCTGATAATTTTGTGATAGGGTTTTGTTCTATTAAACTAACAATATCTAATTCAGACATATTATTATATGTAATAATATCCACCTTTTATTTAAGTATTTTATACCTCAAATATAATTTTTATTATTCATTTATGAATGATAATTTTGCTTTTAGAAATTAATTATAATTAGTGGACTAATGTGCATATATACTAAGAATTTATGACATTTGCCTTATCCTATATAGAGTTAATTTTGTCACTGGTTTCCAAAAAAAGTGACCGATTTCTGTCCACCCTATATATCGCGCTTCTAGTAGGTCACAGAAGAATGTTCGTGGAACCCCGGCGCGCGTGTTTGATACAGTATACTGTGCATAAGCGTGTGATAGGGTATATGATATGGTGCTATAGATTATATAGTATCATTTCTCTCTTTGATTAAAGTTAAAGAGAGAAAATAGGTTATCTTTTTTGCTCCACTTTTTTTAAAAGTGGATAGTATTAACAACAACATTATCAGGAGTCTGTTTTTGTAATTGAACAAATTGTTGGATAATGAATGATATCAAATCTTTTTCTTTATCTAAATCTTTATGTTCAACTTTTCCAATACATTTTTGTTTATGTCTCCATAATGTAGTTCTACTGTTAAATTGTTCAGAACATTTTTCACAACTATGATGTTGGGTTTTTTGGGTATTTTTTGTTTCAAAACCCGTTTCATTTGTTTCATTTTGATGTTTAGATGTAATAAGATGCCTGTTATAATCTTTTTTGTTAGCAGTTATGAAGTTGCATTTTTCACAAAAATACTCATGGGTTTTTTTGCTCGTTTTTTGTTTCATTTGTTTCATATATTTGAAACAGAAAAAACCCCTAAATATTTACCCCAAAAAAATAAAAAATTTATCATAACAAAATAAAAAAGTTATAAAAAGTCATGAGACGTTAATTTTTCATTTCAGTCACAATTTCAAACTTTTTTATTTTTCACAAAGCCTTTCGCCCCTTTTCATTTTTGGACATTTTTTTTGTCCATTTTTGAAAACCCAAAACACTTTATGGAACACTTTTTCATGAATATTTTGAGAGAAAGACTATAAAAATATCATATTATCCATGTAAAATCCAGTGCATACATAGAGGTATTTTTGTCACTGGTTTCCAAAAATTGTGACCGATTTCTGTCCTCCTTATATATCGCACAAATAGTAGGGTTAGAAGAATGTTCGTGGAATGTTCTTTGACGCATGGACCCCGGCACCCCGGTCGCACATAGTTGTACTTTATATACTGCGTAGGCGTGTGATAGGGTATTTAATACGGTATATGATAGGTTATATGATAGGATATGAAAATTTTAAGTTAAAACTCTATTAATAATCCAATGCATATATGGTGTTGGTTTTGTCACTGGTTTATAAAAATTGTCACTGATTTCTGTCCTCCCTATAGGTTGCTCATGGTATAGTGTAAGAATGTTCGCGGAATGTTCTTTGATGATAGGGTCGCCCTATAGGTGTGCCGGGTGGGTCATAGTAGGGTGTGGTAGGGTTTGGCACTGTGCACTATAAAACTATGTGCTGTAGGTTTGCCATATAGGCAAAATAAAATTGAAATACTTTTTTCTCTCTTCACTTTATTCATCAAACATCAAAATGGAGAATCCAACTAAAGGTCAATACTATTATGTCAAACAATATGGAACAAAAAATAATAATGTACAACGCTATTCACATTACCGCGCCAAATACATAGGTCAAATAAAAGGATCCAATAAATATTTTGAATTCACAAATGTTAACAATATAGGTGAAAAACGTGTAGCCACATATGTAATGTTGATTCTCTCCAAGAGTATAACAAAAATGGAAGATTTAAAAGATATTACAAATGAAATGTTACCTAATGATCTTTTACTTAAAATTGATGAATATCTGTAAATCTTCGAACCAATACATCCACAAATACCACGCAAAAACCACACAAAAATCCACATAAAAAACCACACAAAAACCACATAAACAACACATAAACACATACAGACAACAACAACAAACAACAACAACATAAAACAAAAACAACATAAAACAATTTGATGATTTCGTACGTTTATTAACATTTTTAATGTGACTTTTGGTTAGTGTCCTTCTCCCCAGCCCC